GGCTCCTGCAGTTTAAACAAAACAAGTTTGAATTGTAAACGGTTGTCCGCTCCCACTCGAGCGCTTAGATCAAATCGCTAATTGCGAAACGTCTGCGCACGAGATTCCACCTCTTCGGAAGATCATATAAGCCAAAAGAAGGAGGAGACTCCAACTGGCGGCCAATGGTCCCGAAACACCTAAATAGGTGCCCCCACCCAGTTGCCTGGGCACGCTGAGGAAGCGTGACTACTTTCCATGCATTATATGTGCGTGGACGGTCACCTTTCTTGTTCTTGTGTCTCATGGCAGATCGCTGATCCCTCCAAGGATCGAGCGAGGTTCTGCACAAGTACGGACTCCGAACCGAGCCATACGGCAAGCAACCAAGGAAAGACTCTACGAAAGAGTAGAAGATCTCTTGGGTGCACGGTAAGTGATCCATACTGTTGGCATGTTTTACCATGGCAACTAGGACTTTGGGTATTCCCGAGTTCGTGGTCTCGTGTAGGTTCCATAATTTCCTCAATCTAGTTGGTGTAACGTCATGGCCGTCGAAGCAATCAGCTCCGCACGACTCAGCGAAACGCGAACCGATAAAGGATTTGGATCTGTTCACAAGGAACCCAACTCTCTCAAGCACGTGTATTGCAACGCGCGCAAGATGTGTGGGAACGATGATGTCATCACCATAAACGTAACATGGGGCGGTAGCTTCTCCTATGGAGATGAAACCAGCCTTTATTACGGCCCAAATGGAAATCGCCATTGTCGGAAAACAAAGGGCGCTCCCCATCGGAGCAAACTTGCGTAATTTCACACTATCACCATTCGGTAACAATGTAGAGGAGGTACGACAAGCAATAATATCGTCACGCAACTCGGGGACAAGATTAAACAACTTGTAAAAAAGCTGTAGTGAGTTTCGATCGCTAGCTTCTTTGAGGTCCAATGTCGACATTTGTCGATCGGTACTCGCAGACTTGGCTAGTTCACGATTCACGGATTGATCCGTGAAGTTCACAAACCCCATTGTCAAAGGACTTCTTTCGATAGTCCTAACCATGTAATCCATAATCATCTGTTGGATGAATTGGTGCTCGCAGGGTTCGCACGAAATCAATCGTGGCCCACGAGAATCTTTAGGTACCAAAATGACTTTAGCTTCGACACTTCGCGTGTTAAAGTAGGTGTCATTCCTATAGACAGGGTATCTGTGAATACGATCCATTGCATCGTTCGCGTTGAAGAAAAATCTTGAACCGAACCGACCATACAGCGCCGAATCGACATTAAGTCGATGTTCCCATTTTTCCGTAAGAGGCACGTTAGACGTGACCCCAGGTCCGTGGGACGGTAATCCGTATGAGGGAGTCTTATTAAAGACAGATGCGACCAAGAGAGACGCCATCTTAACGAGGGCATCATTTGGTATATGGAGATCGTTTAACTCATTATCGCAACGGACAAACTCAGAGACAACTCTCTGGTCCGACCCCTTTGACGCCGGAAAATCTGCCTTATATGCATAGTAGCACATTTGGCGAATTGAGGCGACGGAGATCAGACAAGCATCAGGACGTAAGCTCCCATCCTTAAAAAAGATAGAAGAAAACTGCAAACCCATCAAACGTGGGAGAGCGCTGTTACGCTGACACTTGAAGTCAGTCGGACAGGTGAATCTTTCGTTCGCGATACCGTGTTCAAGTGCCTTCCCCAATAGGGGGAGACATTGTGTGAAGAATTGAAAACCTTCACAATCGGATCGCTTACGGAGAGTTTCGTAGTCTTTGGAGGAGAAGTTAAGGTCCACCACAAGCCCGTAGTAACACAACTGTAAAAAGCGTGTCATGTATAAGGCGTAAGCCGAACACATATACCTCGTGACTTGCAGTAGGCTTTTCAGTTTCACCATCATCTGGATCACTCCTATTAAGGACGTGACTCAAGATGCCTAGCCGATGTTAACGCTCACCACGCCGAAGCTTGGTGAGGTTCCCGTCGGATAACAAGGTGCTGACAGTCGTCATTTCTGCCGACAATTCAGTATTGGTGAATTTATCCAAGTCGCCACGAAAAACAATGAACACCTCAAGGTGCGCATCAACTTCGTCGACGACATTCTTGTAAACACGAGACTTTGTCATGAAGGATTGGGTTTTCTTACCCGAACCAGTGACGCTGTCAATTTCCAGGGTCCGAGGCTCATCAGATGAGCTAGCGGTGTCAATATACCGCCCAGGAGCTGGAAGCGCGCTATAAACGCGCGAGTTCACAGAGATGTCAGGATTACCAATGGCCATGTTGTTACACAGATAGGGTACAGGGAGAACACAGGTAGCAAATTACCTCGTGAATTGATCCACAAGGGCACCAGCTTGCAAAAGCTGGCGAGTAGAAGGCAAACCAAAAGAATGCCCTATACGTTTCGGTGGGGAGAAGAATCGATCATAGAACTTAACCTTACAAGAACCCATGCTTGCGCCTGTATAGGCGGAACCATTGGTCCAAGAAGGGTCAGCATATGTCGAAAAGGACTGCACAACTGCCTCAGTTTTTGAGGAAGCAAAACAGTTCCTAACTTCCAGAGAGTGGGTAATAGCAGTGTAGTCGAAAGACTCTAACACGCTGCCCAGGTCGAAAAACCAATCAAACACGAAGCTAAATGGGATCAATTCCCAGAAAGTGGACGCGTTGACTCTCAATCCGAATGAGTCCAGAAAGATCTCTGGTACAAATCCGACACCTTCTGGTATACTGTAGAAAGCTTGACATGTATAGCGTTGGGTAGTTTTACCCGTCACTATCACTTTAGGCTTCAAGTACACCTGGTCGAGGAGAAAAGTCGAGTTGATCCGTTGAGTCCTTTTGAACCTAACGGTCGACCATTCATTGTTCCGTTCTCTCATTCTTGCGACTTGCAGGTTAAAATTACGAGCAGAATCTGCTAAGGCACGAATATCGCGCCATAAAGCTGCTACTCCGAAATCAAAACCTAAAAGCATGTCGGACCATCGCGCAACGCGACGGCCTGAGGAACCATCAGGACGCACATACTTCTGTAAAAAGGAAGAATGCAGCGACTTTAGATCGCCAATTTCGGCGAGAACTAAAGCTAAACCAGCCCCGTTAGGGTTGGTAATCTTATCCTGAATCATATCCCACGTCGCTTCAAGCGCAGCGGGATGCGGAACAAAACCTGCCAGATCAGAAGAGAGTTGATTACGAATGAGCGCACGGTGGTTTTGCCACGTGTGCCGGTGGATCCTACTATTCTTTAGGTCTTCACGACCAGAAAGCAAGATGGTATCGCCGGGTACGTATGTACGCCGACGATGGGAACAGGAAATCCCGTTCCTCCACACGATTCGCTCAGCTCCACTATCGAGATCAATGGGCCAAGTGGCCCTATAGGTATCACCTATGATCCAATAGTCTCCGGTGAAATTATCTACACCGAAGCTTCTGAATTTCTCCTTGCGGACTGACATAATGTATCCTCTAATGAACTGATGCACGGGCAACAGCCCAAGAGGCGTGGAGAAAAC